ATTCTCTATCTTGTCCACCTTATAGCGAACCCCATCATACAGCAACCATTCTTGATCAGTAACTGTAATAACACTTGTGTACCGTGTTGTAAATACATGGGTAATAGACTCTGATACACCAGCCCCACCAAACGACCGATAACCCTTGCCAGCCGTTTCAAACTTGCCCCACAAAACGCTTAAATCAAGAAACTGCTCAGCTAAATCCGTTACGCCAAAATGAGATCCAACCATAGCCCGTGTTTGCACAGTAGCTTTTTGGTTTAAATTTTTGACTGGGACACTAGATTTACAGTTCATAAGATATATCAACTATTCTATACTGACCATAAATCTCGTTAGCCACATCAGGGCATTCACAAATACCACGGTTATCGTACCAATGATGAACGGTCTGTAGTAATGCCATTATTATATCTGCTGGCACATCCGACACATTATCGCCATAGCCGGATTTAAACGTAATTTTAACCCCTTTTACATCATCATCTATACTAGGGACTTCGATTTGTTCAATAATGCCATAAATACCCCCTTCTGATAGCTTGTACTCAGATGAAGCCAGCGTTGTGTATACTTTGTCTTTTAAGTATTCAATAGATACAAGGGATTGATAAGGCGCACGCCGTAAAGTTAAGTCTCCGTAAAAATTTGGCATATAGCATTCATAAGTAGTTGTTAGCAAGTCTATCCCCATGATGCCCTCAGCGTTTTTTGTTGCTGCGTCAATAAGCAACTGAATCATTGTATTTTCATCATCACCGGATAATCGTATAAAATCCTTGACTTGATCCAGCGAAATTATATTTTTCTCAACCTTATCAATCCGCTTGTACTCTACAGTCATTTTTTGATTGCCTTTTTAACAGCTTTCTTTGCTTTTCCGGCTTTTGTTTCAACGTCCGATTCATTCATTGCTTTATTTTCTTTTACCAATGATTTTTTAGTTGGTTTATCTTCTTCGATAATCTCAGCATATCCAAGCATAAACATAGCCTTGCCAATGCTGGTTAGTTTTTGAGAAGATTTAATAACCGCCCCTTTTGTAAACGATACGTTTTCACCATTAACATTAAATGTGCAGTCTTGCAAAATCTTTACTTTCATAGCTTTACTCCTAATAATAAAATGGTGGCTTTTTACAGCCACCGATCATATTCCCCTCTATTATACCACTTAATTATATTAAGCAGTAGGTTTGGTTACAGCATGGCCTTTGATAGCAACCACACCAATAAAAGCCCCACTAGTAGTGTTAGCTGAGACGATACTAGCTCGAACATATCGTTTTTTCCCTATATAACCAACAGCTTTGGCCAAATTGTCGTCAGTATCAGCCGTGAATGATGGTAGTCCGCCAATAAGGTCTGTAGCAGCTGCTGTAGTTGCGTCAGATAGGGCTGAATCATCGCCGTGTTCAACGACAAGCGTGTAGTCGCCGTCAGTTACGGTTCCAGTTACCAAAGTTAGCACCAATGAAGCGAAACCTTCTGAATCAATAATATTCCCGACAGTCGTGGTGTCTGTTGCAATGGCTCCAAAGTTTAGCCCAACTACAGGCTCGACCGAACTCTTTAAATCATAATCCATATTTTAATCTCCTAAAATTGCCCCACGAATAACCGCAGGGCTTATAAACAATACTATTAAGCTTTGATTTTTAACAATGCAAATGCTTCAGGCAATACAACTTTACCAGTTAGGTATCGGAACCAAGTGTATTCAATAACACGTTGCTTCTTTAATCGGTAAGGGTCTTGAACAAGTTCTAGGTCTACACTGTCAAGAATATTGTATCCTGAGAAAAAGTCACCAAAACCAACAACAATATCGCCAGCAGTTTGGCCAGTTAGTCCGGTTAGCTTGTCCATATCTTGCATGATGACATAAGGAAACTCATTGATAGTGTTAGGGGCATCACCCATACCAGCTTTCCACAAATAACCATTGTTAGTCCCTTCACGCTCAGTTTTTAAGTATGCCAATGTTTCACGGCTTAAAAAATAAACTGGATTATAAGCATCACTTACTTTAGCCGAAAGCAAAACAACGTCATCAAATGTAATCTCACCAGCTGTAGCAGTATCAAACGAGGGAACGGAAGAATTTACCAAAACACCCTCTGGGGCTTTAACGCCTGTACCTTTTAAAAAGTTACGCCCTTCAGCTTGTGCAAATGCTAGTACAGCATCACGTTGAATTTCCCTCTCCATATCAAAACCAGCAAAATTAAGCTGATCTCGTGTAACAGGGGTGGTTACTTGCAAGGCGTGAGCTGTCAATGCTTCTGACCCGTATGCAGATTGGCTGTCCCCACCTTCCTCAAGCTCACCTTCAAACAAAGCAGTTGGGATTCCAGTTCGAACTGGGACATTTAGAGTTTTAACGCCAGCCACAGATTGAACACGGGCTAAACGGCGAACATCCGAAATTTCCTCAACTTGTCGGGCAATTTCAGTTGACAAAACTTCAGGAACCAAGTACCCACCGTTTGCACCAACATCTGTTCGTAATGTTTTTTGCTCAGATTCGGACAAAGCAGCTACATCCCAAGATTTGACCAAGGAATTAAAAGCCTTATATTCGGCAGACTCTTTGTAGTTTTTTGGGGCTTCAACAGATTTCTGAGAAATAGCCAACTCCAAAGTTTCTAAACGCTCTTGTGCTGCTTTCAACTCGTTAGCTGATTCAACAGACTTTAACGTCAGCTCTTTATTCTTTTCTTCATAAGCATCAATATCTTTTTGAATTGCTTCAATTTTAGATTTTTGCTCACCAGTTGCACCTTCGATGCTTTTCAACCCTTCTAATACCGCACTTAGTTCAGCATTAGCACCTTGCTCGGTAGTTTTTGTTTCTACACTCATTCTTTACTCCTGTAATTATCTAATAAAACAACAAAATTGATTATGCTCTATTCATTGCGATAGATAACTCATTGCGAGTATTGACAAATCTATGATATTTAATATATCACAGTTTTGCTTGTATATTTTGTAAACTCGATTTTATTTCTGACAACAAAGCCTCAGCTGCTTTCTTTTCAGCATCAATAATTTTGTCGGCAATATCTTTTTTGTCTTGAATTTTTTTAACACAGGCTAAAAACGCAGTTGCTTCTTGGTTGCTTAATCCGTAGGCTTTTAAAAAGTCAGATGCATCCTTGATATGCCCAAATTGTTCAAACTGTTGAACCATGTTTTTTTGCAAGGGGCTATCAACGCCATCAATCTTGTCATAATATTTATTGATTGATTCAATGGCCATGCTAATATCGTCAATACCATCTACTGATTTACGGCCTTTAATCGCTGCACTAGCCAAAAACAACGCCTTAGGGATTATTTGTAATTCACCATCAACAATATCAGCGATTTGATAAACGCCCTCTTGTTTTTTCTCGTCATAGAACAAGAAAGCTGTTTTATGCTGGTCTACTGGCAATTCTTTTTGAACACGCTCTAATGCTTCGGACGGTACCCATGTATATTCTTTCTCATAAATACGCAAGCTGTCTTGAAATGGTGTAAATGCTTTACTTGTAATAGCTGCTTCTGGGTTCATTGGTATAGTAACCAATGATACCTCATACAAATCAACAGACTTAATCATTCGAACATTAGACCCATTGTATTTTTCATAGTCAGCGTCTTTAATTGAAAAACCAATAGACATGTCATTGATAGACCCTACTTTCATTTGTGGGATAACACGCTCAGCAACAAATTTGTCATCCCTTGGCATTTTACCTTTAACGTAAAGACCTTTCTCGTCCTCATACGCATCAACAAATATACCTATAGGCATATCCATTTTATGTTGCCACAATAACTTAGGCATTTGTTTTTTTAAGCTTTCAATAAACGCCCCTTTAACTACAACATCGTTCCCACGGTCAATATTCCCAAAGGTTGACCCATAACCCTCAAAATAAAAGAAATCAGGGTCATCATTGTTAAATTCTTTTATTTCAAACGACAGATTTTTATATTCTAAGTTTTTATTTTCCATTTTCACTCCATTATACACCATATAGACTACTACACCGACAATTTACAATATTTTCAATCGATGCCCCCATACTTGTGTCGCCTGGATACATCAAATTCTCACCATTAACCACATAAGGGTCATTCATATTTTGTACTTGCCCATCAGCCATTGCATGCGCCCATCTTGTCTTCTCATCCAGTATAGTCGCCCACTCTTTCTTAACATCTGGTTTCCCAACAACAACGCCATCATTAATGCTGTCAGGATCAACATCGCCCCCTCGTGATATAACAGCAGCCTCAATGTTTTTAGCACGTTCAGCCATAAACTGGGTCTCTGTTAATGCAATCATAGGCTGTCGACCTTTAAATGTGCGATTTAACCCCTTGTTAAATTCTTCGTTAATTTTAGTGCCAGACTCCCTAGCTTTTTCAGTTGCTCGTTTAACAGAATCTTTAATGTTATCACTAGTCGTCTCTAATAACTGCGATGCACGCTTCTGTATAATAGTTTCGACAAAAGCCAATGCGATTAATACAGACGTGGCTTTTATCTTTTCATCTTCCTCTTCCTGCTCTTGCTTATACTCAATT